GGGAGAGAGTGCGACCGCCGATCGCATTTTGATTTTTCCCTGCGTACGCAGTAGTGCAAGGCCTCCATATACACTTGGTCTCGTATATGGTAGTATCCGGTGGAAGTTTTTCATAGGCAGAAATGTACTACATTAGCTTCCTAAGACACGAATAATATCCCCAGAGACAGGAACTGGGGGAGAATGCAACGCCTGTAAAGTTCTAAATTAGAATCCCTAAACATCGACACAATGCAAGGAGTTGTTGGCCAAACCAACTCTGATGTGAAGCAGAATCTTCACCCTAGTTCCCAGGGAGGGAACAATCGTAATTCAAATTTTAATGAATCGGACGTACGTCCCAAGAAAAGAAATTTTAAGAAAATAAAAATTTCGAAACTTCGAACTGATGTTAACAAGAATAAAGACGAGTTCCGCCGTTTTGATTTTGGATCTTGTGAACAGCCTGAACCCAAAGTTCGAGTGGATATGCACCCACAAAATATCAAGGACCCATCACCGTCAGGAAACTCTCCATCTCCCGGGAGAGGCGGTGGTCAAGGCGATCCTTGGGAGGATGAAGAGCCTCAGGTTGAAGACTTTTCATTGACTAACTTTATGTATGAAAAAGTACATTACTTAGTTGATATCCCCCTCTTAAATTATCAATCAGTACCCTACAGAAAGGTTCTCCAGGGCAGGTTACCTTCTGTTTTAATTCAACATTTGCAATGTAACACTGTAATTCATAATACTATGCTGTATGTGGCTTATTTATCTAAACTTCAACATGATCCTATTGTCAAAGCTTGTGCTGACAAATTTATTGATTATGGATATGTGAGCTACACAGAATTTGTAGAAAATTTTACGGGTTTTTGGTTCAGCGATCTCAGAAATAGAGCTGATCACCAATACCGCGTCTCCAACGCTAACTCAACTTTTATAGAGAGGGAGCGTGCTTCTAGACGCAACATTGATGCAGAACATCCAGTAGAACCGTTGCTGCTGCAGTTATTGAAAGGGCCATTATATACAGGTTTGAAATGGACACTCAAAATATATATCCTGTATCGTATTTTTAAATACGTTAGAAATAGATGGTATCAAAGCCCACACGGTGCCTCCTGTTTCCCTATGTTTCCTAGGTTTTCTATGTATCTTGAAGAGTTATTGAAATGTGTGCCTGGAGCTTGGTGGTTAATAGCCAAGTTTGAGAGTTTCATGTATGGTAACACTTCTACTTATTGGTTTCATTCTTGTTCGAAGAATTTATCCTTTAAGAATAGATTACTTTTGCACAGAATTCATAATTTTCACGTACCCACTCCTATAGCTGCTCCTCCATCTCGCACTTTTGTTCATATGGTTGTTCAATATTGTTATCGTTTATTGAGTCAATTACCGTTTTTAGTGCGTATTTTGTATTTGCGTTATAGAGCTCAGCGTTTTCAACATTCTTTGCTACCATTCCTCGGTAAGTATTCCGTGTACATAGAAGAATTAATCAAATGTTTACCATATGGCTGGTTGTTCATCGCCTGTGCTGAACGTTTGTTGTACGGTGATTGGAAAACGTACAATTTTCATAAACTGTCATCCTCTTGGAGTTATAAGAAAAGGGTTCAACAACATTTATCTATTAACACCAATGTGTCCAGACAGAATTCAACCATAGTTCGTAATTTTAAATTAACCACTGAGCATTTTACACCTCTTTACGAACCAAATTTGGTAGAGATTTGGCAGCCTAACACATCTTTGCCTCCAATCACACTGTCTTCCCCTGTATTTACTCCCACTATTCCAGTTTCTACTGAACATTTTGGTACTAATAGAAATCCTGAACGAAGACGTGAGTTACCTAGAGATAGTCCTGGTATTTATCCACTATTTTATGGTTTCTCAAATTTTGCTGCTCCTGCTAACACATTTGACAATCTAGCTGCTGCCGTGTCAAGTCGTGTTTTACAATGGAACAATGTAAGTCCCCAGTTAATAGAGAAGAACATTTTTCGAGATATTCTCAACAAATTTTACCACCCTAGGTTAATCGACAATCCGAATTGGTACAACGAATTGGATGCTCGTCAAAAATTAAATTTCCAAAAGACACAAACTGATTTGGAAAAAGGAATCATTAAAGAGTTTATATCTATCAGTATCAAAACTGATGAGATAATTAATTGTGGTGGTTCAAAATTTGTGCCCCGTGTATTGTGTCACCTTCAAGGTCTCGAATTTTATCAGATGGGTAAAATGACATCTGAGTTAACTCATGGGTTTGCTAGTGATTATGATAGCACACTTTCATCGCCTTTTGTCCATAAAGGTGTTAGTTTGGTGGTGTACTACACCTGTGGTGCAACATCATTCCAACTTGATACAGCTATAAACAATTTTATCGTCTCACCCCACAGGGTCTTACTGATGGTCATGGGTGATGACACACTTGCTCTAATTAAGAACAACGGCTCTTTGTTGTGGTTCATTTGTGATTTTTCTAGAATGGATCGCACGCACTCATCTTATTTTAGAGGAGAGGTAAATCGTTTAATTGGTAAGACGTTCCCCGCTTTTGCGAAATTACGGGAAGAAATGTATCAAAGATGGCTCAAACCCTTAATTAATAAGAAACACACTACTGCCACGCTACCTGCTTTGCGCTTAAGTAACGGTAAGAAAGTTGATATGCTACTAACTGGTGAACCAGGCACGTCTTTGTTTAATTCAATAACAAATTCAGTTTTGGGTATCGATATACTCACAGAGTTTGTTGTGTCTGGTTGCCCTCAAAATTTTGATTTCGAAGGTAAGTATTTGAGGTATGGTTTTACTTGCAAAAAACCCCGTCTTGTTACCTCAAATTTGGACTCAGATTATTTGAAAGGAGTAATTTTAAATAATGATGACGGGTACCATTGGGTGCGATTGCCAAGTTTTTTGTGTAAGTTTGGTAAAGTGCTAACCCATCCAAGTTTAATCATAAAAGAGTCAGTACCATATGACGAAAAATGTAGAAAATTATTATATGCTCAATGGTTGGGATATGGTAATATGAGAACCAATTGGTTTTACTCAGCATTGGACAATGTTTTCAAATCTATGTCCATCCAATACATTCCAGACAAACTTCAGTCATGGCAAGTTACACAATCTGAAGTTTACATCTCAGATGATGTTTGGAACTCTTTTATGAGATCTCGATACAAAATATCGATTGAAGAAATGCAAGATTTCGTCACTTTTGTTTCTTCACTTAGGGATTGCTCATTCCCTGTAGTTTACACCCATTCTTTGCTTTTGAAGCTGGGGGAGGTAGACTACTAAATATTTATCGTCCGATATGACGTTAAACTGCCGTTGGTAGCGATAATACCGACTTTTGGACACAGTCTGTATATAGTCCCGAGTGATTATCGTAATTAATCTGTTTGGTCCCATCATCGACTCGAATGGTCACGTTATCGACCCACTGAGAAATTTTAAGTTTCACATTTCTTTTCCTCCCTCAGTGTGTTACTGTATATATGTTTTGTCGCTTATGCATTGGTATTCTTTTTTTTTCCATTTAATTGTTTTTGAGGACACTTTATTATATTATCAATGTATTTGTTCCAGTCTTATGTGCAGAAAAGAAGAGTGACATCCTATTCTCAGGGCTACAAAGTGAGAACAAGCTGTAGTTTCAGCAACCCCAAAACAAAATCCATGATTAACCAAAATACTAATAAGAAACAAATTATTGTCAAACGACGCAATCAAAAAGAGGTTGAAAAACCTAAAAGATCAAGAAAACCAAAGATTAAGAGTCCAATTGGTTTTGCTAATCAAACTAATGATATGTTACGATTCGGATTAGGTAAAACATTGGGCTTGGCTCCAGCCGTTCGTAATTTTTCACGTATTTACATGTATCCCTTCACTTTATCATCTGCAAGGCTTCCCGTGTTCCCTATCACAAGATCACAACTTGTAGTCACTCATGCCAAAGGAAGCGGAGTTACTAATGTAAATAACATTGGGTGGGTAATCGCATCCCCATCTAATGGGATCACCAATAACCTCAACACAGTTGTTTATACTGATCAAAGTGGAGGTGCGTCTCCAAATAATATTTCTCCTCCATATGGTGGTGGTACAGGACTTGGTACAAGCTTTACTAACTCACCTTATCAAAAATATCCCTTTGTTTTCGACAAT